CGGCGTGGAGCGCTTAGTCATCACGCCTGCAGATGAGACCACGCTGCCGCCGACGCCTGCCGAGATGGAGTCAGACACCGATTATCGCCTGCGCATTCAGCAGGCACCGGAGGGGCTGACGACCGCCGGGTCTACCGGTGCGTATCAGTTTCATGGCCGCAGCGCCGACGGACGGGTCGCGGATATTTCCGTCATCAGCCCGGAGCCTGCCTGCGTCACCGTGTCGGTGCTGTCGCGTGAGGGTAACGGCGCGGCATCCGACGAGCTGCTCGCCGTGGTGCGCGTAGCGCTGAATGATGAAGACGTTCGCCCGGTTGCCGACCGCGTGACCGTGCAGTCAGCCGACATTGTCGATTACACCATCGAGGCCGCGCTTTATCTGTACCCTGGCCCTGAAAGTGAGCCGGTAATCAATGCGGCAAAAGACAAACTCAAGGCCTATATCACCGCACAGCACCGGCTCGGGCGCGATATCCGCAAATCCGCTATCTATGCCGCGCTTCACGTCGAGGGCGTGCAGCGCGTCGAGCTGGCCGCGCCGGTGACCGACATTGTTCTCGATGCGACGCAGGCGTCGTACTGCACCGCATACAGCGTAACGGTCGGGGGTAACGATGAATAAAACCAGATTATTGCCGACGGGCTCGTCGCCGCTTGAGGTGGCGGCGGCTCAGGCCTGCGCCGTTATCGAAAGCACCCCGATCCCCCTGCGCCGGTTGTGGAGCCCTGACGACTGCCCGGTCAATCTGCTGCCGTGGCTTGCCTGGGCGTTTTCGGTTGACCGCTGGGATAGTGGCTGGCCGGAGGAAACAAAACGCGAGGTGATCCGCAATGCGAGGTTTATCCATGCGCACAAGGGAACGATTGGCGCAGTGCGCCGCGTTGTTGAGCCGCTCGGCTACCTGATTAACGTGTCCGAGTGGTGGGAGACCAGCGACCCGCCCGGTACCTTTCGCCTTGATATTGGCGTGCTGGAAACCGGCATCACCGAAGAAATGTATTACGAAATGGAGCGGCTCATTGATGACGCCAAACCGGCAAGCCGCCACCTAATCGGCCTTAACATTATTCAGGATGTGCCGGGCTCGCTGTACGTCGGTGCCCTGACCTATGACGGCGACATTATCACCATCTATCCGGGCTAAGTGAGAGCAATATGACAGTGAAATATAAAACGGTAATCACCAAAGCCGGTGCGGCGAAACTGGCGGCGGCGACCCTCCCTAACGGGAAGAAAGTGAACTTTGCGGCGATGGCCGTCGGCGACGGTGGCGGGAAACTGCCCGAGCCTAATGCCGGGCAAACAAAGCTTGTTAATGAGGTCTGGCGTTATGCGCTGAATAAAATCAGCCTGGACAAAAAGAATAAAAATTACGTCATCGCCGAGCTGGTCATTCCGCCGGAAAAGGGCGGTTTCTGGATGCGTGAAACAGGGCTTTATGACGACACCGGCACGCTGATTGCCGTCGGCAATATGGCAGAAAGCTATAAGCCGGAGCTGGTCGAGGGCTCAGGGCGCGCGCAGACGGTGCGCATGGTCATCATGGTGAGCGATATCGAGTCGGTCGAGCTGGCCATCGATACGACAATGGTGATGGCCACGCAGGATTATATCGACGATAAACTCGCGGAGCATGAGCAGTCGCGTCGGCATCCTGACGCCTCTCTGAAGGAAAAAGGTTTCATACAACTGAGCAGCGCCACCGACAGCGAGTCTGAGGCGCTCGCAGCGACGCCGAAAGCGGTTAAGGCGGCATATGACCTTGCGAAGGGTAAATACACCGCTCAGGACGCCACCACGGCGCAAAAAGGTATCGTCCAGCTATCGAGCGCGACCGATAGCGCGTCTGAGAGCGTCGCAGCGACGCCGAAAGCGGTCAAGGCGGCGTATGACCTTGCTAAGGGTAAATATACGGCTCAGGACGCGACCACGGCGCAGAAAGGCATCGTGCAACTGAGCAGCGCGGTCGACAGCGAATCTGAGTCGGTGGCCGCGACGCCGAAAGCGGTCAAGGCAGCTAACGATAATGCAAACGGACGCGTACCCTCGGCGAGGAAAGTCAGTGGTCGCGCGCTATCGGAGGATATCGAGCTGTTACCCTCGGATATTTTCAAAAATTCAGTTGGTATTGGTAATGCGTCAAATCTGAATGATTACACTGCGCCCGGCCAGTATTACCAGCCAGCGAACGCGCAGGCGCAAACCGGGGCAAATTATCCGGAAGCGGTGGCCGGTTCGCTTGAAGTCCTGAAGCATGCCGGAATAACGCAGATTTACCGAACCTATAACAATTCACGTAGTTATATCCGCACAATGTACGGCGGTACGTGGTCAGGCTGGGGTAAGCAATATGACGCGGCAAACAAGCCCACCCCGGCTGAGATTGGCGCACTGCCATCGAATGGTAATGCGGTGTCTGCGACCCAACTGCAGACCGCCCGAACCATCAACGGCGTGGCATTTAATGGCACGGCCAATATCACCATTTCGGCGGGGTCGATTGGGTCATACACGAAAGCCGAATCCGACGCCCGGTATAACCTGAAAAATACGGCAAGCCTCGGCCAGAACGGCTGGGAGCGCGACGGCACTACGGGGCGTATTCGCCAGTGGGGCTATACCAACCAGACCGGCGGATATCAGAACATCACGTTTCCGATCGCGTTCCCGAATGCGTGCCGGAATATTCAGGTTACACCCTATACGGCAAACATAGCCGGTACGCTTGAATGCTCGGTTTCGCAATTTTCGAATACGACCGCGCGGCTAAACGCAAACCAGAACTTCCCGTTATTCTGGGAAGCAACAGGACATTAACCGATGGAAGAGCAATATTTTTACAGCCCCTCACTGAATGGATTTTTCTATTTGTCCATGAAGTCAGACTATGAGAAATCAGACACCGGCTGGCCTGATGATGCCCTGTCTGTTTCGGCGCGCTGGTATCAGTATTTAATCGACAACAGCACGGAAAAAGTGATCGTGCCGAATGAATACGGCCAGCCGGTGCTCTCTGAGCCGCCACCGCTCACGACGGGTGAGCTCATCGCCCGTGCGGAGTCACACAAGATGGCGCTCATGGGGGAAGCCGAGGATGTCATTGCCCCCCTGAGTCGGGCGGTTAAGCTCGGGATTGCCACCCCCGATGAGGTACAACGGCTTGAGCAGTGGGAAACCTACACCGTGTTACTGAGCCGGGTCAGCACCGCCGACCCGTCATCAGTCGAACTGCCGCCAGTGCCTGAATAACGCCAGCCCTCCACCCGGAGGGCTTTTTGTTTGTTGTGTCCTTGCTGCCCCAACGGCAACCGGTCGCGCAGGCAAAGCGCACGCCAGACAATACGCTCACCCCATAACCACGGAGTTAAACGGATGAGCGACTATCATCACGGCGTCGAGGTCATCGAGATTAACGATGGCACGCGCACCATTTCCACCGTCTCGACGGCAATCATCGGCATGGTCTGCACGGCCAGCGATGCTGACGAGAAAGCCTTTCCCATCAACGAGCCGGTACTGATTACCAGCGTGCAGAGCGCCATCGCGAAAGCGGGCAAGCTCGGCACCCTGTCGGCCTCCCTGCAGGCCATCGCCGACCAGTGCAAGCCGGTTATCGTGGTCGTTCGCGTTGCAGAAGGCACTGAAGGCCCGGACGACGAAGGGGCGGCGCAGAAACAAACCATTTCCAACATTATCGGCACGATCGACGAAGAGGGAAAATACACCGGCCTCAAGGCGCTGTTAACGGCGAAAACCGTCACCGGCGTCAAGCCGCGCATTCTCGGCGTGCCGGGTCTGGATTCTCAGGAAGTCGCAACCGCGCTTGCTTCCACCTGTCAGAGCCTGCGCGCGTTTGGCTATATCAGCGCGTGGGGCTGCAAAACCATTTCCGAGGCCATCAAGTACCGTGACAACTTCGGTCAGCGTGAGCTGATGGTCATTCACCCCGACTTTCTGGCGTGGGATACCACGGCGAACGAAACCGCGATCGCATGGGCGACGGCGCGCGCGCTGGGTCTGCGTGCCAGAATCGACCAGGAGACCGGCTGGCATAAAACGCTGTCAAACGTGGGCGTTAACGGCGTGACCGGCGTCAGCGCCTCGGTGTCGTGGGATTTGCAGGACAAAGCCACCGACGCCAACCTGCTTAACGAGGCGGGGGTCACGACCCTGATTCGAAACGACGGCTTTAAGTTCTGGGGCAACCGCACCTGCTCTGACGATCCGCTCTTCCTGTTTGAAAACTACACCCGCACCGCGCAGGTGCTGGCCGACACGATGGCGGAGGCGCACGCGTGGGCGATGGATAAGCCCATCACCGCGACGCTGATTCGTGACGTCGTGGAGGGCATTAACGCCAAATTCCGCGAGCTGAAAACGAACGGCTACATCGTCGACGGAAAATGCTGGTACGACCCGGAGTCGAACGACGTCGCCACCCTGAAAGCGGGCAAGCTGTATATCGATTACGACTACACCCCCGTTCCCCCGCTGGAAAACCTGACCCTGCGCCAGCGCATCACTGATACCTATCTGGCGAACCTGTCGGAATCGGTCAACAGCTAAGGAGCCTTACACATGGCGTTACCCCGCAAGCTTAAATATCTGAACATGTTCAACGATGGCCTGAGCTACATGGGCGTTGTTGAATCCGTCATCCTGCCGAAGCTGACCCGCAAGCTGGAGAAATATCGCGGCGGCGGGATGCCGGGCGCGGTGTCGATCGACCTCGGCCTCGATGACGACGGGTTGTCGCTTGAGTGGACGCTCGGCGGTCTCCCTGACATCGAGCTGTGGGCGCAGTATGCCGCGCCGGGCGCTGACAGCGTGCCGTTGCGTTTTGCAGGCTCTTACCAGCGCGATGACACCGGCATTATTTCTGCCGTTGAGGTGGTCATGCGTGGCCGTCACAAAGAGTACGACGGCGGCGAGAATAAGCAGGGCGAAAGCGGCACGACCAAAATGTCGACCGAGTGCGCTTACTACAAGCTCACCATCGACGGCAAAGACGTCATCGAGGTGGATGTCATCAACATGGTGCTGATGGTGGACGGTGTCGACCGTCTGGCAGAGCACCGAAAGGCAATCGGCCTGTAACACCTTTAACCGGTCAGCGCCGCTGGCCGGTCATTACTCCCTTTCAGAGCAGAGACAAACATCATGGCAAACCCGAAAAAACAAAAACCTGACTTCACCGATACCGCCGGAAACGAAATCGAAACCGAAAATCCGAACGAAGTGATCCTCGATACCCCGCTGATGCGCGGTGAGCAAAAAATAGAGCGCGTCACGGTATTAAAACCCAATGCCGGAACCCTGCGTGGTGTGTCGCTGGCAGCGCTGGCGCAGTCTGACGTTGACGCGTTGATTAGAGTGCTGCCGCGTATGACGTATCCGGCACTGGCCGAGCATGAGGTCGCCCGTCTGGATGCGTCCGATCTGCTGCAGTTTGCCGGAAAGGTAGTGGGTTTTTTGTCGAATGCTTCGGCGCGCTGACGTTTCCCGACCAGTTATCGGTCGATGACCTGATGGCGGATATCGCGGTTATTTTTCACTGGCCGCCATCAGAGCTCTATTCCCTGACTGTGAACGAGCTCCTCACATGGCGCGACAAGGCGCTGCAACGAAGCGGAAAATACCATGAGCAATAACGTCAGGCTTGAGGTATTGCTGAACGCGGTCGACAAGGCAAGCCGACCGCTTAAGGCAATCCAGACCGCCAGTAAATCCCTGTCCGGCGATATCCGCAATTCACAGAAAAGCCTGCGCGACCTCAACGCGCAGGCATCCCGCATAGACGGATTCAGGAAGGTAAGCGCACAGCTCGCCGTGACCGGGCAGTCGCTTGCGAAAGCGAAGCAGGAAGCCGCCGCGCTGGCCGTTCAGTTCAAAAACACGCAGGCACCGACGGTCGCACAGGCACGCGCGATGGAGGCGGCAAAGAAATCCGCCGCCGACCTGCAGGTCAAATATAACGGGCTTCGTCAGTCGGTGCAGCGCCAGCGCAGCGAGCTCGCACAGGCGGGGATTAACACCCGCACGCTGTCGGCGGATGAGCGCCGCCTGAAATCCAGTATCAGCGAGACGACGGCACAGCTAGACCGTCAGCGGGATGCGCTGGCGCGGGTCGGTCAGCAACAGGCCAGACTGAGCGCGGTTAAAGAACGGTACGCATCCGGGCAACAGCTCGCCACCGGTGCGCGAAATGCCGGGATGGTGGGCGTTGGCGTGGCAACCGCCGGGCTGTATGGCGCGTCACGTTTTATCGCGCCGGGTATCGGTTTTGATAAACAGATGTCAGGCACGCAGGCGATCCTCGGTCTTGATAAGAACGACGACCAGCTCGCGGCCATCCGTAAACAGGCTCGTGATATCGGGGCGACAACCGCCTTTTCACCGGGTGACGTGGCGCGAACGCAGACGACGCTCGCCCGTTCAGGCTATGACGCCGGAGCCGTACTGGCGGCGACCGGGTCGACGGTAAACCTGAGCCTGGCGGCTGATGTCGATATCGCGGAAGCCGCCGACATCATCACCAATATGCAGTCAGCCTTTAACCTTTCCACGACCGAAATTGAGCGCGTGGCTGACGTCATGACCAAAGGTTTCACGTCCTCCAATACCGGGCTTGTTGAGCTGGGCGAGGCGATGAAATACGTCGCGCCGATCGCAGAGGCGGCGGGTGCCAGCATCGAAGATACGACGGCCATGCTCGGCATTCTGGCGGATAACGGCATCAAGGGCTCAATGGCCGGTACGGGCGCGAGCGCCATGTTTAACCGGCTGC